TGTTGGCAAGATATGAGTTCTTCAACATGTTCCCTAACAATATTGGTGAAATCGCATTAGATTACGATACAACCGACCAGTTGGAGACATTTGATGTCACATTCTCATATTCACACTGGCAGAGAGTCGTTTAATTTAGAAGGATTATACTCTCCGAGACAAATTTTTAGGGGAGTATAAATACATATATTATGGAATTATTTGGATTCGAGATAACTCGTAAAACAGAAACACAACAAGGGAAGGAGAAAGTATCCGCCCCTTCATTCGTACCACCAGTTGAGGATGACGGAACCCCCGTTATTCAACAACAAGCAGGGTATGTCTCAGGTGCAGCTTATGGTGCATATGTGGACATGGAAGGTGGCATCAAAAATGAGGTTGACCTCATTAGAAGGTATCGTGAAGTATCACTGATACCCGAATGTGACTCTGCTATTGAAGACATAGTCAACGAGTGTATCACTTCTGATGTCAAGGATAATATAGTATCACTCGACTTAAGTAAGGTTAAACTTACTGCAAGTATTAAAACAAAAATACAAGACGAGTTTGACTATCTTCTCCACCTAATGAAGTTCCCTCAGAACTCTCATGAATTATTCAGAAAATGGTACGTGGATGGAAGGATTTACTTCCATAAAGTCGTAGACAAAAAAAATGTCAAGAAAGGTATTGTGGACTTGAGAAACATTGACCCTCTCAAAATTAAGAAGGTCAGAAACGTTGAGAAAGAAAAAGACGCAAGAACCAAAATCGAAAAGATTAAGAAAGTAGAAGAGTTCTTTATGTTCAACGATAAAGGATTCAACAAAACAGGTACCAGTGATGGTACAACTATGAGGATTGCACCCGAAGCAGTAACATATACAACATCGGGACTATTAGACTATAGTAAGAATGTAGTAATAGGATATCTTCATAAGGCATTGAAGACTGCAAATCAGTTATCAATGATGGAGGATGCACTTGTAATATACAGAATCACAAGAGCTCCCGAGAGAAGAATTTATTACATTGATGTAGGTAACCTTCCTAAAGCAAAGGCAGAACAGTACCTTGCAGATGTGATGAACAAGTATAGAAATAAACTTGTTTACAATGCAGCTACAGGGGAAATCAAAGACGACAGAAAACATATGTCGATGATGGAAGATTACTGGTTACCACGTAGAGAAGGTGGTAGAGGTACAGAGATAACAACTTTGCCTGGCGGACAAAACCTTGCAGAGATTGAAGATGTCGAATACTTCAAGAAGAAGTTATACAAGTCTTTAAGTGTACCAATCTCTAGAATGGAATCCGATGCTGGATTCTCTCTAGGAAGAGCATCAGAGATTAATAGGGATGAACTTAAGTTTAACAAGTTCACCAACAGACTTCAAATGAAGTTTTCAAGAGTGTTTACTGATATCCTAAGGACTCAGTTAATACTCAAGAACATCGTGAAACCCGAAGAATTTGATGGGTTTTCAGATTTTATTAAATATGATTTTGCATCAGACAACCACTTTACAGAGTTGAAAGATTCAGAAATCATAAGAGAGAGGATTGACACTATGCAGAATATGTCAGAACTCGTAGGTAAATATTTCTCTATCGATTATGTTAGAAAAAATATTCTCATGCAATCAGAAGATGAAATTGAGAAGATGAACAAACAGATAGAGGCAGAAAAAGAGTTAGGTCTTTACGGAGATGACGAGGAGTACTAATGAGTAATGTAAAAGAAATTGTTAATGGAATAGAACGTGGTGAATTAAATGATGCAAAAGAACTCATCAATCAGACACTTAATCAGAAAGCTGCAGAAGTAGTTGATATGAAAAGAGTCGAACAGTCAATGGATTGGATGAATGCATCTGAAACACAAGAAGTACCATTGGAGTCTGAAGACTAATGAAAACGTTCTCTCAACTTGCAAGAGACTTGTATGAGGCAAAAATGAAGTTGCCTTCAGGTCATAAAGAAGTTAAGGTAGAGAAGATGAGAGTCGGTGGTAAGAATTACGATATCACTTATTCTCAAAAGGGTCGTGAGGTATATGCATACGTCAACGATAACGAAACAGGCCCCTACAGGAACATGAAAGAGGCAGAAAAGGCAGTCAAAGAAATGTCTAAACTGTTCAAACAAATGAACTTTGAGGGAGTAGAAATAGAGGAGATTTTCAATGAAATTAATTTCAGAGTTTAACGATATAGTTACACCTATCTGTGAATCAAAAGAAGATGGGAGTAAGGATTACTTCATTGAAGGGATTTTTATTCAGTCAGAGATTAAAAACAGAAATGGAAGAGTATATCCTAAAGAAGTAATCAAAGAAGAAGTTGCACGTTACAACAAAGAGTTCGTACAAAAACAACGTGCATTCGGAGAGTTAGGTCACCCCGATGGCCCAACTATCAATTTGGACAAGGTGTCCCACTTAATTCAATCATTAGAAGAAGATGGTAACAATTATGTAGGACGTGCAAAAGTTTTATCTACACCAAACGGGCAAATCGTCAGAAACCTCATTGATGACGGAGCTAAGCTTGGTGTTTCATCTCGTGGTCTAGGTTCACTAGAACAAAAGAATGGAGCTCAATACGTTAAAGATGACTTTCAACTTGCAACAGCTGGAGACATTGTTGCAGACCCATCCGCTCCCGAGGCATTTGTCGAAGGAATAATGGAAGGGGTTGAATGGATATTCGAAAATGGTGTACTAAAAGCAGTGGAAGCAGAAAAGATGAGAGACCAACTTATGTCTGCAAAACTGAATAAATTAGAGGAAACAAAGTTAAATCTATGGAAAAAGTTTGTTGAAAGTTTATAAGATATAAATACAACTAAACAGACCATAACAGGAGAAATTATGTCTAACTTAGAAAAAATGATAGCAGAGGAGATGAAAAAAGACAGTTCTGCACCTGTAGCGAAAGCTGAGAAAGGTGACCAAAAACCTGTCAAACAAGGTTCATCTGACGCTGCTGAAATTGGTTCAGGTAAGGGCGAAGTAGTGAAGCCTGAAGAGAATCCTGTTGACAAAGCTGTTCAATCCGTTAAAGGTGCTGAGGCTGGGTCAAAGGAAATCTCAGGAGACCCACAACAAAAAGGTGAAGCACCTGCCGAAAAACCAGTTCAACTTAAGAAAGTAAAAGAAGAAGAAGATTCTGAAGAGTCCAAACCTTCAAAAATGGAAATGATTAAGTCTATGGTATCAGCAATGAAATCAATGGACAAAGAAAAACTCATGGCAATGTATATGAAGTCATCTAAAGATATGGAAGAAGAAGTCGAAATATCTGAAGATTCTACTAAAGCAGAAATTGCTAGAGCATTCGTTGAAATGATGAAGAAGAAAGACGAAGATGACGTAGAAGAGTCATTCAACTCTTTATTTGTCGAAGAAGAAGACAAAGAAGAAGAAGACGAAGACGAAGATGAAAAAGAGAAAGAAGAATCAACTAAGAAAGAAGAAGTCGAAGTTGAATCATCACTCGTAGACATCGAAGTTGACGAAGACTTAGCTGCAATATCTGAATCTCTAGAACTTTCTGAAGAGAATACAGAAAAAGCAAAAACAATTTTCAAAGCTGCAATCAATTCGAAGGCAGCAGAAATCAACGAACAACTCAAGTCTCAATACGAGGAAGAGTTGAAAACCACGGTTGATTCCGTCAAATCTGATTTGACAGAAGCAGTTGATAAGTACCTTTCATATGTCGCTGAAGAGTGGGCAAAAGAAAACGAACTTGCAATTGAACGTGGACTAAGGTCTGAAATGACTGAGAACTTTATTGATGGTTTAAAAACATTGTTCACTGAACACTATGTTGATGTACCTGAAGATAAGTACAACGTTATTGACGAACTTGCAAACAAACTCGATGACATGGAACTAAAACTCGATGCAGAAGTTTCTAAGAATATGGAAATGACTGAAGAGATGGATTCATTGAAACGAGCAAACGTAATCAGAGAAGCTAGTGATAGTCTATCTGATTCACAATCCGAAAAACTTTCTTCACTTTGTGAAGGAGTAGACTTCAAAAACATCGAAGACTTTTCTGAAAAAGTTAACGAGTTGAAAGAAGCATACTTCCCAACAACTGAAGCAGAAAGTATTTCAGAAGAAACCCTAGAAGTAGAAGGAATGGGTACTCTTGAAGAGGAATCTTCAGAACCAGTACTTGACCCTTCAATGTCTAGATATGCTAGCGCATTAAGTAAACTAAAACCATTAGGTTAATTTCAAGGAGAAAAAAAATGTTCTTATCAGAAGATTTACAAAAGAAATGGGAACCTATCTTAGAGCACTCTGATTTGCCAAAAATCGAGGACAACTACAAGAGAGCAGTCACAGCTGTTATCTTGGAGAACCAAGAGAATGCACTAAACGAAGATAGAGCAACCCTAGCAGAAGCAGCTCCATTGAATGCAACTGGTTCAAGTGCAATTAGCAACTGGGAGCCAATCCTTATTTCATTGGTTAGAAGAGCAATGCCAAATCTCGTAGCATACGACATTTGCGGTGTTCAACCAATGACTGGCCCTACAGGTTTAATCTTCGCTATGAAAGCAAGATATAACGACTATCCATCAGTGGGTAGAGAGGGTAAATCAGAAGCATTAGGAATCAACGAACCCGTTTCATCATATTCAAGTGCAGCACAATCATCATCAGCAGGTTTACAACAAGCTGCTATCGGTGACCCATTTGATACATCATCACCATCATACGAATCAACAACTGGTTCAGGTATGTCTACAGCAACAGCTGAAGCATTAGGTGATAGTTCATCAAATAGTTTTGCAGAAATGTCTTTCACAATTGAGAAAGCAACTGTTACTGCGAAATCAAGAGCAC